GGTGCTGCGACCGCTGGTGATAGTGGTGCTGCGACCGCTGGTTATAGAGGTGCTGCGACCGCTGGTAATTATGGTGCTGCGACATCAAGAGGTAGTTCATCAACTGGAAATAACGGTTTAGCGGTGGCGCGAGGAACAAATGTAAAGGTCAGAGGAGGTATGGGATCTATCTTGGTTATAGCAGAGGAACAAGAAAGCTCGTACGATGTTTCCGATTGGAAAGCTGTTGTAGTTGACGGCAAGAATATCAAGGCTGATACTTGGTATAGATTAGTAAACGGCGAATTTGTTGAGGTGGAAGATTAACTTACAATAATATATTATGATTAAAAAACTATTACAGAAGTATCAAGCGTACAGGGATAAAAAGTTCCTTGCACGCCTGGAGAGAGTGTTAAACAATAATGTGGTGGGCGCAAACTTATTTATAGAAAAAAATGTGTTTTCACTCAAGGGATTTCACATGTATTTTCCTAAAGGCGCAGTGGCGGATTTGCTAAACAAAATTCCTCCAAGTCTTGTCGAAGAACGTCTTCGTTCAGGATATTACGAGAAACGAGAGATTCCGCAATCAGGTTTAGACTTTTAGAATAATAAAAACAATTATTTCCTACGGAAGCATTTATCTTGTATTTTCCTGAAAGGCTGTTTATTAGATCTCTTTGAAAAATAAAGTTCCCTGCATCTTGTTTTCCTCTGCATGGAATGTTAAGCTGTTTGCAGATTGAGATAATTAGACCAATTACTTCTTCAGGGCAGTAGATTGATGTTTTTATAAACTCTTTCATAAGTTATAATTTTTAGAATTTGACGAAACAAAAGTAACAACAAAAAGGAGCATATCCAACAGTTATAATGATAAGTTAGAATTTGACACTCAACCTTTCATTAGGATGTGCTCCTTTCAAAATTTGGGTAAAACAAAAAGAAATGAAACAGACAATAGAAGAAGCGGCAATGAACTTTGCCAATTATGAATCCAATAATTTAGATAAACTGCCTTTTAAGGTAAAAAATGTGGTCGATTATGACAATGGACTGACGAGGGGTTTTAAGGCTGGTGCCGAATGGCAGTCAAAGCAAGCAATCGAAATTCTCTCTTCCGTATTGGAGAATTGGGTACATGGCGGTGATGCGGATTGTATTATTGCTGAGTTTGAAGAAAAATTAAAAAATAACGTATGGAACATACAACAAAAACAGCAGAAGGGCATCTCCTCTTTCGATGAGATACTCGAAGCCAACAAGGATGTACTGGAACGGATTAAACAGAAAGGAGATTGATATGAAACCTATATTAAACACTGAAGACATTAGGAAACTAAAGACAGATGAACGATTAATAGAATGTTTAAATGGTGAGGTGAATGATTATAAATTTCTATGTCTCCACCCACGAAACCCTAATTATGTAATTCTATTGAATTGTTGTGAGCAACCGGTAAGATTTTATATTAACAATGTTATAGGTCGATTCTATACGGACTATACAATTCGTGATATACTTACTTATCGTAGAGATTATGCTTTGGAACAATTTAAGTTCTGTGAGCAGGAACTATCCGAATTTGATAAGGAGAAAGGAATGATAAATGAAATATCCTAAAGTAAAGAAAAAGCAAAAGATTGAAAGGGTTTGTTACAACTGTAAGCATTATTATAAATGCACTGACAGATTTAACAGAGATACTATAAACTGTGATAAATTCAAATTTAATGCTTTATGCAAAAGCGTTTAAAAAGGAGATTAGATATGAAATCAAAACAAGTATTATCAATAGATCAGATGAAACACCTGAGGGAACTTGGCTTGAATACAAGTGATGCAAGTATGCACTGGCAGTTTTTGCCTACGGTTGAATCTTTTTTCAATGGAGTGCTCGCCTTAGAGGAAAGGCCCACTCTCTTCGTTTCTCAACCGAATATGAAATATGAATACCCAGCTTACACCTTGCAGGACATTCTTGACAAGCTGCCGAGATCCTTGAATCCATTTCCGTCCGAACAAGTATTGTTTTCATGGACGATTAGAGGGAATATTATATCATACCGAAGTCTTGGAGGTATAGATCTTTGTTTCAAACATTTTACTAATGATTTATTAATTGATGCAGCCTACGAGATGCTTTGCTGGTGCGTTGAAAATGGATATATCGGAAAGGAGAATAACTATGAATGATGAAGAAATACGGAATTTAATCAAGATTCAGTTGCGACATCTAAGTAAAGAACTGTTGATAGACGCTCTTACTGATATTTGTATGGCAAATCCTGCATTTAGAATGACAAACGTTTTGGGCAGTTTACAATGTTTCAATACAAGAGACGTTATAGATGGGGTACAACGAATAAATATGAGTTTTGATCCATTAAAACGAATATCAGAGAAGGAGGTGAATCATGGATAGTGTACAGACACAAACCTTTTCCATTCAGGGAGATGGAGGTGGTGAAGCATATATTAATTTTTGTAATGGAAGCTTATGTGTTTCTGTTGTAGTAGAAGACAAGCAGGCGGACTTTCATTTTGATGATATTACTTTGAATGTGTTTGCTTATGCTTATAAATTGCATTGTGAAGAATGCAAAAAAAAGGAAGGAAAATAAATAACGAAAGGAGAATAATCATGGAAAATTATTTTAAAAGCGTATTTGGTGCGTATGATGGTTTACATACAGATACATTCAAACATATTCCCGAAATTAGTTACTATAACCACAACTATTATATAGGGTTGAAAAGAGGAAACAATGCAATACATGACTTGCTTTTTGCGGAAAGCGATGACGATAATCTTACAGAGTGGTATATTGTTCTTGGAAATTGTGTTAGGCATATTGGATATGAATTTTCAGACAAAGGAGTGATTAATTTATCGGATGAATAGCTATGGAGAAAGATTGTGCTTCATGCCTATATGGGAAAATATACCAAGATAGCGGAGGTATGGCAGTGATATATTGCAGGTTGTATAGAAATAGTTATCCAATCTCACATTTCTGCAATCGGTTCAAAAAAAAGAAAGAAGGTTAATCATGGAAATAAAGAACGGAATAATAATAGACGGGGTGCTGCATGAAGCAGTAAATTATTGTAATGATTGCGAATGCACTATATGTTCTCTCCGTAGTGAATGTGAGGAATTAGAGGAGCGTTGCGGTGAATGGATTTGTAGGCTTATTGATTGCAGGTATTTTGTCAATCGTGGCAAAGTAACTGTTACACCTTATCGTGAAATACCTAAAAACGTTGGAGAAATAATCAAAATAAGTAAGGAGGAATAACAATGGGATTTACGACACCAGCGTTTATACGCAAAAATACACCGAATCTTCGGAATAAGTTGGAAGTATTGGGGTATTTATTTATTCCTAACGGATGGAATGAATGGAGCATACCGATAGAAAACTGTGAATATTTATTATGCGATACGGATACTTATCAAGGAAATCCTATATCTTACTATACAGGTAAGGTATGCAAACCTAATTTGGGGATTGATTGTGGAACCAATGAGGTGCTTTTCATTGCTTTAGCCGCATTAAGAGATGATACAGATAATTTTCAATGGTTTACCGACAGCAAAAAATGGTTTCAATGCCAATACCTGAAAGTAGGTATGCACTACCATGACAAGCCTGAAATTTTATTTGAAAAGTGGCACAAGGCTACCGTAAACGAATTGATTGAACATTTTAAAGAAAAGGAGGAATAACAATGGAAAATAGAAGAAAATTAGCGATAGCAATTTTGTGTTATTCTTATCTTCGTACTCATGGATTTATTACATCAGAAGATAGAGAATATATATTTGGTAGAATTTTGAACTGGGCATATAAAAATAAAACCTCTATTTCAAAGGCGCAAGCTGATTCCGCTAATTTTGTCTATGACGACAATGCTAAAGAAGAGGAAGAATAATCATGCGTAGAATGGCTTATTTCGGGACAGACGGATGTCCCGGACATTATTTTAAAGCAATTTTCGGAGAGTTTTCCTCTCAAGAGGAAGAAGACCTTAGTAAAATAGATGAAGACTTTCAATTATTCGGTTTTTCCGGCTTTGCTTTTTTCTGGTACAAGGGGTATGGATGCCTTTCTTTCTCTGCAAGTCCGGATGATAATCGCTCCGGAAGTAAGACTGTGTTTTTTGTTGAGGGAGCCTCTTTTAAAAAAGAAGTATTAGAGGCTTTGGAAAAAGCTCCGTTTGTGAAAAAACAATTCCATAAGTTAGCCGATATTTATGGTGTAGAAATGCCTAATATAAAAGATTATGAATGATATAAAACTATCACTCCGGCAAATAGAAAAAATGGAACATGCTATCGGATTTGGTTACGAAAATATGAAAAAAAGAAAATATTGTGCTTATCGTAACAGATATATTGTTTCTAAACCGGATAATGATTGGGAAGAGTTAGTAGCTGTTGGATATGCTACTAAGCGAGAGTTTGAGATTGAAAAACAAATTGCATACTATGTTTCTGAACTTGGAATGAAATATTTAGGAGTATTGTTTGGATGTATAATAACAGAAAATGAGTAGCCATGACCGAAGAACTTGTAACATTGGAGACAGCGAAGATGCTGATAGAGAAAGGATTTAATGAGTGTAGAAATGTTGTTGATATTAGCAATATGTCAAACGATGATTTACCAAAACGATGCTTTCTTCAACCTACACAATCAATTGCGCAAAAATGGCTACGTGAAGTCAAGAACCTGCATATCGAAATATCCTATATACATGGAAACTATTGGATATATGATATACTGACAATTCCGGAACATGACTTGGTAGGATTATCCGACAGACCTTTGTTGCGTTATAAAACCTACGAAGAAGCACTTGAAGCCGGGATTTTTGAAGCATTAAAACTTATATGATTATGAAGAAGATTTTATTCAATGATAAATACTGCTTAACCCAAGCCGTATTGGAAGGTCGGAAGACTACGACAAGGAGAATTGTGACAGATAAAAAGTTACACTATTGGAAATGTAGTTGTCCTGATATGGTAATAGTCAGAGTTCCTGAATCACAAAAACTAAAAACTGATGATGATAATACTTATTTTGGCATAAAGGACAAAATATCATCCGAATATTATTGTGATACTATTACATCTCCGTACAAGGTTGGCGAAGTTGTTGCTATTGCACAAAGCTATATGGATGTTGGCCTATTTCATAGAAAAGGGAAAAATGCGGCTTACTTAGAATACTTGGATTCAATATTGCCTGAACTGAAATTATATCCCGGTTGGAGAAATAAGATGTTTACAAAGGCAGCCCTAATGCCGCATCATATCAAAATTACCGGCATCAAAATCGAAAGGTTGCAAGACATTTCCGATGAAGATTGCCTGAAAGAAGGGATAGGAAAATATTTTATAGGATTTGATTCACTCCATGCCGATTACATGGGTTTTACATATAGTTTTGATGAATCTGGAAAGTATAAGTATCCTAATGCAAAACAAGCCTTTGCCGCCCTCATAGATAAAGTCTCCGGCAAAGGTGCATGGGAATCCAACCCTTATGTTTTCGTTTACGAATTTGAATTAGTTGATTAGCCATGAATAGAAACGAATACCGGGAACGCTGCAAACATTACAGCCATTACAGCGGGCAGTGTTACAAAAAATCGTTCATATCAGGCATAGCAAACAATGTGCATGTGAATATGAAATGTGACGGTAAATGTCCCCGCATGAGGAATTACGATAAGAGAAACGGAATATTAATTGATAAAGAAATAACAGACGAATCTAAATGAATGTACTAAAACGCTTTCTATTCATAATATTGTTTATGCCTATATGTACTATAAACGCTATCTATGATACTATGATGTTTATAATTAAAGGCGACAATCACGAATGGTTTGTAATGCTTAATTGGTTGAGTAATAAATTAATAGATAATTGATATGGAAAAAATCAAATGTATAACTTTCGATAAAGCAGCACAAGATGTTTTGCCGGAACAAATCAAGGCTAAGATGAAAGCTAATATGAGCAAAGCCAGACGGGAAGAATACAAAAAGCTGTGTTATAATTTAGAGTATAAATTTGGCTCCAATATTCCCCATTGCGCAAAGAAGGGGGAATGTGAAGAAGATTGTGAATACATGATAAACTTTAAAGAATAGGACATGAAGCGTGAAATAAAATTCAGAGGGCAAGTATTAAACTCCGTAAAGGATAAAAAAGGCAATGTTGTTACAGAGCGGAAATCTTGGGTATATGGGGATTTACTTCATCGCCCTAATGGTGTTTTGCACATCCTTACTTTAAATGAAGAAAAATCATGTTATGATAATAACATAATAATCCCTGATACCGTAGGCCAGTTCACTGGTCTATTCGACAATAACAAAAAGGAAATCTACGAAGGTGACATTATTCGGTGGAGAAGAGATGGTAAGCTGTATCTTGTTAAGTTCTACGCAGGAATGTTCTATGCTTCCGTTGAAGAACTTAATAAAGGAGTTTACGGAGGAATCCCGCTTCATGTTTTAACTGTAAACGAAGAAGATGAGTATAAGTGCGAGGTTTGCGGTAATATTTATGATAATCCGGATTTGTTGAAAGGATGTAGCCATGAGTAAATTAAGAAGATATAAAAAGATAGATACAAGTCTGTCTCATTTGTGTACTTTTGCGCCAGTTAAAGATCCGGCAGTGGTAATAGGGTCTTATTACTGCAAAAACATTTGCCCTCATTGCCGAGGGACGTTGAATATATTAGGAGTTAGATATGTAAGATGTGATAAACCATGAACAAACTGAAATACATAGCCACGATTGGTTACTGCTACTGGAGATTAAACAATATTTATGAACAGCTTTCCAGGCTAAAATCAAACATAGAAATATTGGTTGACAGCGCCTGCGGTTATAATGAAGTGGAAGAAGCGAGAAAGGAGTGTATTTCCCTTTTGGAGCAAATTATAGAAAGCAAGAAAGCTATCGGTGCGGATTATTCGGGAGATAGCAAGTTCCTTGATAAGCTGAAAAGTAAAGAAATATACGAGTAAAAAAAGGGATGCCTGTACATCCCCTTAAAACAGCATTACGCCACTTTCTTACTATCTACCAAGAAAGAAAAGTATTTGGAATGTTTTGGATATATCCGCTTACCGTTCCTTATGATATACCGACAGAAAATACGAGTTTTGCCGTTTTCATCTTGCGTTCTAACAGTCATATAATACACCTCCTTTCCGTTTTGCCTACTAACCTGTATTAGCAGACTTCAAGCTGCACCCTGTCAAGTGCAACTAAAAAAGCCCAAAGTTACAGGACATTGGGCTTAAATGTCTTTTCTCAATGAGAACGGACAAGAAAGGTGACGAATGACAGTTCGTCGGATTGGAGGTATTATACTCCTGTTAAAACGCGGTACAAATATAGGTTTTAGCCTACAAGTAAGGAACTTTATTAACGATTTTAATAGTCAAATTAACACATGAGTAAACTCTACAAAGCAACAATTTTCGGCAAGCCGTTCATGCTTGGATGGTTCAGCCATGCGGACAAATGGTATCACAAGTTTAGCATAATAAAATGAACATGAAAATTATATTTCTTGATATAGACGGAGTGATTTCCACGCAAAAGACGCATTATGCACTTGATAAGGATGCGTGTGATTTACTTGGAAAGATTATAGATGCGACAGATGCGAAAATTGTCATATCTTCATCGTGGAGGAGAAATACGGTAGAAGATACAAAGGAAGAACTGACAACCGTAAGGCCCTTAGTGCCATTCCCATTTCCATACGCAGATAGGATTATAGGGGTTACGATAAGAGCGTATGTCTACGTTATGCAAGGTGTTCATCTTGGCATCCCTCGTGGGGTTGAGATAAAACAATGGATTGACACGCATATTCACTCTGACAACGGTAAAAACTGGAACTATAAAGAAATTGGGGTTGATTTCAATTATGTGATACTTGACGATGACAGTGATATGCTTCTTGAACAAGCAGAACACTTTATTAAGACTGACGCCTATTTAGGATTGTCTGAAAATGATGTCGAACAAGCAATTAAGATATTAAATCAATGAAAATAACAGAATTAAAAATCGGTGACCGGGTGAGAATAAAGATGCCGTCACCACAAGGAGAGCGACTTTCAATACCGATGCAGGTAGTAGGGTTGCTCTCTTGTTTTAATAACCCAAGCCCTAATGATACTGTGTATCTTGACTTTTCGGGCAACGAGGGAGACGTTTGGGAAGAAGAAGTACAGAACTTGGTAAAAATGGAAGTAAAAGACAATGAGAGCAACCGAAAAGAAACTAAGAGACAGACACGCCCGTCTGCCTGAACAATACAAGAAAGTAGACACGACAGTCAACGGAGATGCGGAACACTTGATAGAGAAGCGCAAACAGATCGAAAAGAACTTGGTTCCTCTGCGCCTTAGCAATACTACCGTTATCTACGTAACAAGGGATAAGCAAAACGAAGCGTATGCAGCAGTGGCGCGTAAACGAATGGGAATAGCCGAACCGAGGAAGGTGTTTGTTGACCCTCTTTCACAGGAGAACATTACAAAAATGTACAAGGAGGACGGCATATCTCCCCGCAGAATGGCCGAAATATTGAATGTAAGCGTCAGGACGGTGTATCTAAGATTAGCCAAATACGGGCTTACAAAAGTGAAATGCAGATAATTAAAACTTGTAATTATGAAAGATATTAAAAGAAAATACAGTTTCTCTGATATAGAGTTTAAGCCTTACTTCACAGAGGAAGAGGTAAATTTTATCAAAAAAATAAGATTGACGAGTGATGCTGATAAGTACATGCAAGGAGTGGTTGAGTCTGAGAATGGTTATGGCATCAGCGTGCTTTTAGGAGGGCGGCCGTTTCAGTCAAACGGGAAAGATACATACGAGGTGGCCGTTACCTATGACGGCCATATAATCAACCGATATAACGAGCAGTGGGTAGAATGCTTCTTGAACCGCGATGAAGTTGAGAAGCTGATGAATAATGTTGCCGGACTTAATCCTATTGTTGTTGATTCGTTCGACAAAGGCGATTACTTGGTGTATAATTTTGATAAATATCATACATATATAGTCAGTCCGGGAAGAGAAAACATTTATTTGTTTGGTTCTTTTTACGAAACAAGAAAAGCCACCTACGAAGAAAGAGAAAAGATATTCGAGAGATTGAGAAAATCATTAATTTTTTAAACAAAAGCTATGGAAGATAATACATTAGACCAAAACCTTTATACCACCGCAATGAAAGAAGCACTAAAGGTGGAGTTCTTGGAAAGCAACGAAGAGATTAAACTATATGCCACCTCGCTGTATAATGCGATGGTATGGGGTAGAAATCATACGGTTAAAGTAAAATATTAAGTTTTTTATTTGGCGTTATAGAAAAAGGGTGTATATTTGCAGCGTTACACATATTTAGTGGCAGGCGGTTGTCTGCTTTGCGCAGGCATTTTTTATGCTTGTAAGTACGCTGTATATATAATACAACGGTCTGCAAACCTGTGAGGAAAGTTAACAGCTTCCCAACTGCCACTAAGGTATGTGTAACGACGGGTTAATTGCAGACCGTCTTCTTTTCTGCAATGCCATAAAACGTTACAAAAATGGCAAATGAATTAGTTTTTAAAGGTCAAAATGACCAAGTGTTAACCAATAGTATTTTGGTTGCTGAAAAGTTCTGCAAAGAACATAGTGATGTAGTAAGAGCAATAGATAATTTAATATTAAAAGGCTCTGATATTCAATGTGATGCAAAAATGGACGTACATGAAATGTTTGTTGAATACTCCGAAGATGTCCCGCAACCTAATGGAGGAGTAAAACCAGCAAGGCGATTTATAATGAATCGTGACGGTTTTACTCTATTAACAATGGGGTTCACTGGTAAGAAAGCCCTAAAATTCAAATTGGAATATATCGCGGCTTTCAATGCAATGGAGAAAGCACTGAAACAGCATCTCTCCTCTGCACAGATGTTTGCAATGCAAGCGAATATAAATCTTGAATACGAGAAACGAATAGAGAATGTAGAGAATGAGATTGCGGCAATAAAGAAAGAACGGGAAGAAAACGGGAAATTTTTATTGTCAGTGTCTATGTCTTCGGAAGAATTGCCGCAGCTGTCTATGCGTGACAACATTCGTCAGCTGGTAAACAAATACGCATCCGCCATGAATATAAGGCAGCAAGACGTATGGCACAAGATTTATGACCAGCTGTATTACCTATATCATATCTCCATACGGAACTACAAGAAAGCAAGACGAGACGAATCCAAACTTGAAATAGCCGAACGTAATCATTTCCTTGATAAGATATACAACATTATATCCAATATGGTGAGAGAATCTAAAGCGGCCTAACCATATCACAAAGTCTTGCCCGTATCTATTGCGGGCAGGCTTTTATCAATAAAACCTAAAACAAATATTCATCATGGAAAGAAATACAATACCTGCTAAAAAACAATATGATGTCAGCGCAATGGGCGAATTTTTTAGAGACATTATAGCTCCTGAAGAACTTAGAAAGGAACTCGTAGAACTGGCGTTTGATTACGCGCAATATGTAGATGAAGGGAGCACAGATTTGTTCAAAAACAATATGAGTACCATATACATACTGTATAGGGCGCTGGAGGATGTGAAAGAATTAGAGAAACAGGGTTAACAGCATAGCCAGCTTTACCGCAACAATAAGCGGTATAGCATTGCAAATAACGTCCTCGGCTATCTTTAGAGCACGTTCCATTGCATCATAGCAAGCAGTCGGCAGAACATCCAGTGCGGTAAGTCTTCCGACTGCTTAATCAATATGTCTAATTGTTCATTCATAGCTATATTTTAGGCACATATAAGACCATATTTTATTATCTCCCGGCATCCAATCTTCATCGTCAAACCAAAAGGCATACGCCGCTTCGATAATATCCTCTCCGTCCAAAACCTTGCATAAATCCGTCCAAAAAACATTAAAGGCTACGTATTTATCCCAGCGGGTACATCCTGACGGGAAATTCTTGTTCTTGGTGACTTCCTCTATCTGATCTACCGTCCAATATCCACCCTTGTGTTCGTTGCCTTCCTTGTCTGTGTATTCCATATCGGCAACATCGTGCATGGCAAACTCCTCGTTGTAATGGCATCCGCTCATGGCACCGTACAGCTTTCTCAACGCCAGCCAATACTTTTTAGGCTCTTTCTCTTTCATCGGCTCCAGCACATCCGAAAGGATGCGGGTGCTCTCTATCATTACAGCTTCACCCTTGCCTTTACCGTACTTTTCTATCAACTCATAAATAGTCATAATCTTTTCCCTTTCTTTTAATTAAGTAGTATGTTTCTTACCTGAATATCCTGCTTGCACCTCTTAGCAACACCTCAAAAATGGCGTCCCCGGTAAGGTTTGCTCCCACCTCCCGCCAAAAATTGGGCTTGCTTTGCTTTCTGATTATTTGAAGCAGCAGGTCCTGCTGGCGAAGGTGATGTTCGTTGTTCTTTTCAATGTCTTTTTGTAAGAGTAAAAGAGCCTTGACACCGTCGTCTTTGCAGTTGCCTATACACTCGTTTAGGTATTTGTCCATGCAATACTTCATAATCTTCTTGTTGCCCATATTATCATTTCTTTCCGCATGACGGGCATTTAACCGTCTTTGCGGGCTTTGGTTTTACAATTACAAATCTTCCCATAACCGATCGTATTTTTTGTTTATATAAGCCAAAAGCAAATCAATCCATAGTGCGGCCAAAGCGCACAGAAAAGAAACAAGGATGCAACGAATAACCGGACCTCCGCATGCAATGCTGTAAGCCAGCGTGAGCCAAAAGCTGATACACTTGCTGCATTTCAGCTTCTCTGATAAGCGTCCTATCTTTCCCGGGTTTACCGGAACAAGTCTTTTCAAAATGCCTGATATGGCGTCAAAAAGTCCCAAATAGATGAACAGGCATACGGAAACGGTTATTATCATTGCATCCCCAATCATACACTACTTGTTTTTGGATGATTTGGTTTCGTTTGCTAAGCTTTCATCTTCACCAAGCAATGCAGCTACGGCAGGCGCAGGAGCAGGGCTTGTGACAGTCAGGCCGAACTCTATTTCCACCGCATTTGTTTTCGTGCAGCAGTCTTGTACGTTGGTAGGACTTACCAGCACATTAGGCGTAACGGTAAGCGTTGCCGATGTAGGTACTGTGGTTGAATAGAACGGTACGGTAATTGAAGTGAACACCGTATCCGTCTGCGGGCATACGTCACAATTGTTGCATCCGCATACGTATGGCAGATAACTTACCGAACCTACCAATTGGATAGACAGCGAATAAAGGTTCCCGCCTAAAGAATCAATAGACTTCAATACAGCCCTCATGGTCCCGCTCAAAGGATATTGGGCGGTGATACAGATGTTCCGGTTACGACACAGATAATGAATCAGGTCAATGTAATACATTATTGGGGATGGTGTCGTAGTCCCTGTGGCTACGGGGACAAGCTCCAATACGGAGGTTTGTCCCGATTTGTTTTTACAACAGCTCATAATGAATCGTTTTTTTATTAATATTATTCAGCAACGGGTTCCTCTGCTGATTGAGGGTATTTCTTTGGGGCCGGCACCCGGCTCTTCATCTCTTTTACAGAATCAGGCGTTCCTACACCCAGCAGCACATCGAGTTTTGCTTCAATGTTTATCAGCCGTTGTTCCGTAGCTATCAGGAACTTATTGTTTGATACTGCTATCTCGTAAATGGCTTGTATGTATTCGTTCATATTGTTTTGTTATTTAAAATATTTGATGATTTGATTTTTTACAAACAGGTTGTCTTTCCATTTAGGAACGCACTCTGTCAGCTTTTGTGCTGTTACCGCTCTTCCCTCGGCAGCATGTTCGTTTACAAAGTCCTGCAATGCCTTTGAAGCTGCATCCGCTTCTTCCTGCGTATCGGCATATACTTTAAAATTTATCTCAAATCCTTTCATAGTGCATTTGTTTTAATTACAACGGAGGCAGAGGCGGTGATACTGGAGCAGCCCCCGAAGGCGGCATGCCACCTCCTTTTTTCAGGCTTTTCAAGAACTCTATGCCTTGCATGATGTCGTTCTGATTTTCTTTCACCCAACCGAATATCGTTCCGGCAGTATCCCTTACCTGTTGCATGGTTGTGGGAGGTACAACATCAAACGTAGGCAGTTCTTCCATGTCCTTAGCGAGAAAATCATACAGCTTCTCCGCTTCCTCTACGTTTCCCTTGGCTATCATCAGAGTTTGCATTTTCAGTGCAACCTTACTGGTAGGCTTTATCATTTTCAGCATTTCCATATTGTATTTTTTCTTTCTCCAAAACATAAGTAGCAATGTTTTTTGTAAAAAGGGAAAGGCTTAGTGTGCCCTTCCCCGATACCGAAATGCGATTAGCCGTTGCAAGGACATCCGCAAGGCTGCGGTGCGCTGTACAATGCTACGGGCTGCGGACACATCTGTGAGCGACCTGTCAAACGGTCAGCCACGATCTGTGCTTCTGCCTGTGCGTATGCGCTTGCACCTGCTCCCGCCAAAGCGTTAGCCGTAGCGCCTGTCTGAACATTTACGTAGTCAATCATGCGAGGTTGCTGATTTACACGTTCTGCGCGTTCTGCAATAGCCAGTTGAGCCAGTCGGTCAATGTCTCTTTGGTTGGCTTTGCTTCCCTGTGCGGCATAAACGCCACCGAAAATCCAAGCTCCGATACCAGTCAACAAGGCTGCACTACCGATAGTGATAGCTGCAATTGATGTTCCGCTGGGTCTCTTCGCTGTTTTTTCAGCCACCATGAAGTGTTCGTAGGAACTCATGTCGGTTCCATCGGACATGGCTTTCATTGCCATTAAATCTTCTGCTGTCATAGTCATAAAATATTTATTGTTTCAAGGCAGCCCGATGTAGGCTGCATGACAAAGGACGACAGAATCAATGTGCTATTATAGAAGAAACGAGCGGGTTATGGGCAAGTTCGGAGCTAATTTCGTGCAGGCAGTTTTTTACGCTCCACTTGTTTATTTTTACATCGAAATGGTTTCGTATCCTGTTTACCGACTGACGGGGTATCTTAGTTTGACGGGATATTTCCTCGTCCGTTAAAAACTGCGATAGGAAGTACACCAAAAGATAGCGCGCGTCTACGCATTCTTCTTTTTTACTGTCTATCAGTTCCAATTCTCCAACCCCTGTATGCCTGCATACCGTAGACATCATAATCTGATACAAATCTCCTGTTTTCATATTATTCTGCTTTAAAACATGTAATTATTAAAAACAAAAATCACAACCCGGCGTTATTAAACTCGAAAGCCTCGTAACAACTCGGATTGTGATTGTTGTCTCTTGTGTTCGTTTCGCAGACAGAGGACAAGAGATAGGGGCTTTCTTTCTACTCTAAGCCCCGAAAGAGCGTCAGCTAAAGCCAACTTCTACACTTATTTCTTTTTTATCCTTATGGCAAGCCAAATAACGGCCAATGCGACACATGCAATATTTAGCATTATGCTCGCACCTCCGTAATTGATTTTAAACCGTTCCCACCATGAAAGTTTCCTTTCCACAGGATAGGGCTTTGGCACTTCAATTCTTCTTATCTTTTCAATGAAGTAAGGTATCTTGACCGTCACCGTAGATTGGGGATAGATGCCTAATGAGTGGTTCAATATCCCCTTATTCCAAGACGCATAACTATAAGCATACGGGTTATGCAGGAATGACACAGTATCGCGGGTAGATACGCTGTCTTTATAAGGTATCAGCTTCTCCTGAAACGTTGTATCGTGGTAGACTATACTGTCAAGCACTTTTGTTTCAATAGGCACATAGACCGTCCTCGTTCGGCACGAAGCAAACACGAACACCAGCAGCATAGCCAGCAATCCAACAGACGCCCAAAACAATAGATTTCTTAGTTCTTTCATAATTTTTCCCAGTTTTCTTTTAACCATGTTATTTCATCATCGGTAAGTGTACGATTAAAGAGAAGAATATCGCCATGACAACCGACAAACTCTCCAGTAATCTGTCCTCCTATTACTAATACTTCACCGTCAGACGAATCACCGAAAGAGATAGGATTTCCGTTATAAGATTGTTTTGTCTGATAAGTTATGCCACTTTTATTTCTTAAATCGTCAATTCCCGTTGATTGTGAAAATGAAAAGGTTTCACTATTTAATGAAACATCGATTTTTTCAAAAGTAAATGCACAATTAGGCCAAATGTTTCCCTTATTAGCAAATACTCTATTCCCGTTATTCTCAAACCACGTTCTATCAGCAATAATAGTATAATCACTCAAGAGAGGAAGTCCATAAGCAACCCCATAAGAACTACCATTATAACATAACTGGTTGGGGTAGTCGGGAGTTTGGGTAACAGTAACTTTAGAGTCGTCTTTTAATGAGCAACTAATGCGTGATAGCAAGCCTGATGTTTCCAATTCCGATCCGGGGATTGTATATATTCCATCTTTAAATACACCAATTTCCTTAAAAACGCCATTCTCATTATAGCCCAACCTTAAATATCTGACTTTATCACTGAAACCCTTAACTTGTATATTAATAGAGTTAGTTTTGGTACCGCGTAAGGTAATTCCTTTTTCGCCAACGGTAGTAAACACGACTTGCTCAGGAGAAACCTCATCTGAATTATTATTAGCCCATTCCGTAAAATCAGCATGATATAACCCTATCCCGCTATCCAGTTTCCCTTTAAACTTATAGAGAAACAAATCATGTCCATTGGCACTGAAATCTTTAGCTTTAGAAGTCGGAAGTTGAGTAATTTTGATATTGCATTCGCCGACAGCATTCGTCTTAAAACCAAAATAACGGGCATTATTCTTAAAGGTATATATGCCGTCTTTTTTAATTTCCCCTTTTCTTCCTGTATTATCTGAAACAATCAGAAATAAATCATCAGATACTCCAGTGACATTAATAGTTAAATCAGAATAAGATTCTTGTTTATCTTCAATAATATTATAAAGTTCTTTACTTTCAGTAATAAGAATTGTATTTTGAGTAACAGTTACCGTACCCCTATTAGGAAACTTATCCCATGTAGTAAAGTCCTCTGCATAGCTTTCAATCACATCATATTCAGTCAGTCCTTGCTTGCGAGGAGAATACCAACAAACAATACTGTCTTTGAGACCGGACGGCCATGCAAGCCTATTACCGGAACGATCAGCAGGCAGCCCGATAGCAGAAAGACCCAAAGAGGGCATCCTAAATTCAGGGATTCGGATAGGAGGAATATTGATTTGTTTCATTGTTACCCCTCCTTAACAACCTTAGCCTCCAACACTTCCGTAAACGATTCAACCGACACATTAACCCCTGCCGGGACATCTACATTGAAAATCAAGTTGGCACTACCGTTGTACGGGCCATAGCCGCCTACGTAGATTGCATCCATGCCGTCAATGTTGGCATAGATATTTAGCGAACCTGCTTCTTGTCTCTTCACCTGTATGGTAACAGGGCCTTCGGATACGAAAGATGCTACGTACTTGTTTTCCTCGTTTTTGCTGAATGATAAATCTGTTGCTGCCATAATGCTTTTATTTAATTGTTAATAATTATCTTATGTAATTACGATTCAAATCTCAAATCGTTTATCCTGTTCATCCACCCTCTTTTAAACTTGTTGTTAGCCGGACGTTTCCTGCATATATCCTCGATGAAATCAAACCGAGCAATCTTGATAAGGTCGAACAATTCACGAGGATTACGGGAATTAACAGCGGCAATGGTCTTGGGCCCTACAATGCCATCCACGACTACACCAAGCAAACGTTGAGGTATCTTAATGCCATGAACACCGGATGCCCACACCCAGTCCACAAGGATATTTGCTACGGACTGGCTTGTTATCAAATCTGCCTTCCATTTATCCCAATAATGCGGCTTGAGCACCCGGTTAACGACATCCTCACGAGTTAACAGATGCAGGTCATCCACGTCTATATCACCGTCACCGTCCTTGTCATAGCCACACGATTTCCATGCGCCGATAGTCACGCCCATATTCGTTGCGCCTCCAAGGTCTGCCGGGTCATCCGCAAAACCGCCTTCCCATTTGAGAATGAACGGTGCAAGTTTATTCACATCAGCCATTTTTCTTTTCCTCCTCGTTTTTGATTATTGCTATATTTGCAAAAAAAATCATGTTAAAATACAACTCATTTTTCTATGGATTTATCGACATATCCGGTTCCCTTTACCGAAAGTGTATAAATTATGACATAAAAAGAAAATGGTGCAATAAAAGCAAAGTCAATTAAACTCATTTCTTTTCCTCCTCATCTTTCGTTATTATCTCGCTAACATCTTCCTTATCAACATTAAAAACCTTTTTGCAGAATATGCCCAAAGCCTTTAATACATTAAAATCATACCCTTTAGGCTTTAATATGTTGCTTATAATAGAACAAAACTCTATAAAGCACACAAAGAGACAGGAATATATATCAATGTTCCACTTGTCTCCGGAAGCAATGTTTATCATCACAACCATGCAGACAAAGGCAAAGTAAGTTACCATTTTACCCATAGTACGGCGTATGGCTCCGGAGAAACGTACTTCCTCATTCATTAATAAACTCTTCCTAACTCCAAACGCCAAATCGCAGATAATAACTGAAAATGATACTATCAGCCAAGGTATCATGTGCTCCAATGACTGTATAATAAAGCTGCTTGCTATCACCGCGAATCCACCCGGTATGCTTTGGGTAACAATGTTTTCTTTCATTTTATCGTTATGTTTAAATTTCTTCCTATCTTTGTGTCACGTACAAACTGTAAGCGTAAATTTGATTAATCAGGCAGACCTTAGTTATCAAGATTACTGTTCGTGTTGCTCGTCTGCCTTGCCCGCCTTATTCGTGAGAACATGGCGGGTTTTTTATCCACATACTTTTTCGTTAATCTGCTCCATTTCTTTTTCTTGTTTGAAATTATTTATATATTTGTATCATTCATAGTATCAGAACTAACTACTGCATCCCCGTTTGGCTCGTGAGAGTGGAACGGGGAATTTGCTTATCTGTTTCATCGTACTATCTGCAAGTTATATTCACTGTCTGAACATCCATAGTTACGAATGAACCTTTATTGTCAGAGGTAGCCTCAAAGACCAAATAAGAAGCGGTGCCGGATCTTAACAGGCTGCTGAAAACCAAATAGAACTCCTGATACTGTCCCTCGGTTGAAGAAGGCTCTATATATATCTGACTGATATTCTGCAAAGAACTATTTGCGGGTTGTCCGAACTGGCTGCTTTGATATGTTCCGGCCACAACAGAGCATCTTATCTTTATGGTCCCTTCTCCTGAAGAAGGCGTGAACGATGAGTTCTCAGGAATAATGTACATCCCCTTCGCCTTACGCTCTATCTTCATCCTTACACAAAAATATCTTGTGCCTGAAAAAGAGAAAGTAAGGTCGCTGTCTCTTGAATACCAAGTAGGATTAACCAACGTAAACGCCACATAGGTAAGGCTTGCCCGGCGGCTGAAATAGTTTACTATGCTAATCCTTTTGAAAAACGGAGTATCGCTGCCATTCCATGGAGCTACAATGCCCGTTCCGCCCTCGGCACTTCCACTTGAGCTTATTTTCTGAACACCCATACATACATACAGCGACCGCCCGACAAGCTGGCTTGTATTCTGCATTATCTGCGAAAGCTGGATCTTTATATATTCTGCCCAGTCGGTAATGTTTGCAATGTCTTGCCCTGATATTTGTTTGTAAGTCGGAGCGTCCATTACATAAAAAGGCATACCCGTTTCCAAGTAGCATTCAACAACAAACCTATATCCGGAAGATGTCGCAAAAAAGTCCCTGAAATTAAAATCGGACCCCGAATTTATCATGCAAAAAGCAGTGAAGCTATCTTCATCAAACATATTCAGTTCCGACTTATAATTAGTTATGCCTGTTGTAAACGGCTGGACAGCCGCGGTATTGTACCCTTTGAAATCACCAAGTCGGTAAGGCTCACCCTGTCCGCCTCTCGGAAGCTGATATTCCCAGTTGGGGTAGTTTGCTTGAGAAGGGTTTGTGGTAATTTCATAAGCCATTTTATTGAAATACACATATCCCGCCTTCAATGTTGGGGTAACCATTCCCCACATACACCCATCCGCACGTGTAGGGTCTGTGCTATAATCAAGGTTGAAGTTTGTTGCCTTTCGGTAAGGTTTGTATTTGGCCCACTTGTTGATATTAGCCCTCGTTTGGAAGAATGTTATCACCTCGTTAGTGACACTTCCCCCGGCAGAGTTCAGTACGTCACGTACATTAACGGCAAGGTTGACATCGGTATTAGGTACAATAGCCATATCATACCTCCTTCCGTATAATGGTGATACCACCAGTAACAGCAATAGACATATCACTGTCACCGTCAATCTCGTAGTCTCCATGTACGACCCTGTCCGCTTCATATAGGCTTTCATCTGCATAACAAATTAGGGAATCTCCCCCCCCCCCGATATATTGCTGTAAATCAGCAAGTTACCCTTTATTAATAAATCAACTTTAGTCATCTATCAATACTTTATAATTATACATTGCGTTATATACAGAAGGAGCTATCACATTTTTGTATTGCTCTGCTACTCTTTTTATATACGACTCCTTTTCTTTTTTATAGGCTTCGAAAGCGTCTATTGGGTTGTTATATAGACCTAAATACAATTTAACCCTTTTCCCGTCAACTGTTTCTCTTATAGTAGACATGAACTTTCCTTTTATATAGCTAACGCCAATAGGATACTTTCCCCTATTTCTACGAGAATTGGTAAATACGCTGTTGATAAACATTGGAACGAAACAGCATGTAGATGGTGAATATATTTTGTTTCCTTTTACAAGAATATCTTTATCTATTTGGTAACCGGAAAAATAATATTCTTGTTTTTCAAACCATTCTTTGAAATTATTAAAATTCGACCATTCCTCGCACATGCTTACATTTGCATAACAATAGTTTCTATTGTTAAATCTTTTTCTTCTACATCTGTCAACAATTCCATTCCATATATATTTTGCCGTATATTCATCCTTATTTCCGGGATTTAATCCTTCTGTTGTTGAAATTTCAAATCCGACCTTTTTCATGACACAACCCCTTTCTGATTAGTTACTTGAACACATCAAATACACCCTCTATTGCAGTGCGCAAGATGTACGGATAGTTCTCCGCATACTTCTTCAGGGCTACTGCCTGTTCTTTTGTTACCTTTGACTTACCTGTCTTGTATATTTCGCGGGCTACTTCCACCTCTCCCAATTCCTTAGACTGGGAGTATATCACGTTGGCAAACTGCTTAACCAATACGCCAATCTCACCGTCACCGTCTACGAATATCTTAGACTTTGAGCCGTCAATGTTTTCGATTTCTGCTTTGGCAAAGTCAATATCTCTCAACTCTTCTTTTTCTTTCTTATCTTCCATGATGATTATAGTTTAATGGTTGTATAATTACAATGAAACGGGCTGTGCGGTAGCTATCTTGGCTTTCGTGTCGGCAATAAAGGTATTGACGGCCGCGGTAATCTCGCATTGTTCCTGCTTGTCTCCCACGTTATGGTTGATGCTCAGGTTCTCGTTGCCGTAGCTGTTGAAAGTAGCCACCTGTGAGCCGTCTTTCTTCACTGTGCCTGAATTGATATTACCTACAATGCCATTGTTTATCTCGGCATCCGCTTCAATGTCATAGACCTTAGATTCGTCTACGGAGTTATTTACTCTTACTGTTGCTCTCACTAACTTTTCATAAGCCACTTTTTCAGCGGCGGTTGTTGATGTACTCATAACTTTTGTTTTTATTGGTTTACTATTCTATTGTTATCATATTGTCATTTGCATCTACTTGCATCGATGCGATTTTCATTTGGGAAAGGCCGATGATTCCCAGTATCTCTATCCCGGTCTCACGCTCTATGCTGTTTCTCACGCCTGATATGTCGGTAATGAGGAACTGCGGAATATCTTTCCCACCAAACCGCACAAGCGTATTGCAGTAATACACATCTTCCATTTCACCGCCAGCACCAACAAGAGAGCCGGGGTATTTGCGTCCTCTCACGATGTCGAACTTCTTTACCTTGTCATCGGCAATAAGCCCAACACTCGCACCTGTATCAATAAGGAAGAAGCCTTTCTTTCCGTTTACCTCGGCTTCAATGATAAGCCGCTTGTCTGATAATGATTTGAACTGTTTCATGGTCTATTGCATTAATAATTCTGTATATCTACTGTTTGAGATAGCGTTTGTCCATTGATTACGACAGTTACATTCACTTTCTTTGCTCCGTCAAAATTGGATATTTGAGAACCAAGATATGACTTACCGAAACTAAGGTAGGTATCGGCGTCAATGTACTCGTTGTAAGTAAATGTGTTTATAACAGATTCATACTGAGTATATATAGTAACCTTGATATTGGCCGATAATCTACTGTTGGTATTATTGTATATCTTATAGTTTACAGATATTACCTTTGTTCCGGTGCTAATCTTAGTAGCGCTTAATTCTTTTAGCTCTACTGGTGGCGCGTAATTCTTCAATGTAACCTCACCGTATGCGAATGTTAATGGCGTGAAGAAACCGGACGTAGGAGCCGTACTTGAACCTACATCCTTAACGCTTGAAACAAAGAGGAATGATTTATATTTTCCGGCAGCATGGCGAACCCTGTCAAATACGAATATGGCATTACCCGGATAATTGCCTATTGTTGGGTCATCAGCGACAGAAGCGTTACCGGTAGCCATATAAAACTCTGTACTACCAATCTTTAGCAGTCCGAGACATAAATAGCTATTTCTCCAATCACCAACTACACTACCTCCCGAATTAATATAATGGAGATCGGCTAATGTAAGGTTGTATTGCTGAGACGGTTGTACGTTAACAGGAACCGTTATTGAAAAGGCGGTTGTGCTGTCAGCCATCATTACAGCGTCATTATAAGGTAGATATGGTTGTACAGCTTCAGTATAATATCCCCTGAAATCTTCAAGTCTTAGGGGTTCCGAAGTGCCACCGATTGGAGGTATATAGGCAAAATAAGGAGTACCACAATTTCCAGCAAGAGGCGAGCCGTTACGGACATAATCAGCCATGTAATTGACATTGTCCCAATACGGCACATTAGACAACCCCCAGTTTCTTGAACTGCGCTCATTATCGGTTACGTTAAAGTTTTTCGGGTATTTGAACGGCTTATACTTCGCCCATTCTCTAATATTTGCATCCGCCGTAAAAAAGCTTGGTGCATAATTGATATTAACATTTCCCCCCGCATCCCTCAGCACCGCACCGATGTTGTTTGACAGGTTAATATTAGTATCGGGTATTATTGCCATTATGCTGCCCTCCTTTCCAGTTCGATAATACGGTTCATCATTTCTTTATTGCTATTTTTCAGCTCCTTGTTCTCTCTTTCAAGAAATTCTATTCTCGTTTCGTGGTTATTGAAATCCTCTATCAAAAATCTTTGGAAATGCTTTGCCATAGACAGTACGCATGTAGTTGCAAGCACATCATAACTCATTGTGAAGAAGCCCTCATTGTCTGTGTCTGTCACCTGTGGAAGAAACACGTTCCAATACTGGGCGCTCGTTCCTGCTCTGACCTTGCATTTTTCATCTGTCTTGAAAATGTAATCGAAAAGGTCAGCATTTGCCATTACGTCAAGAGGTACGATGATGCTGTTCAGGACGTTCTTCTTTCTTAAGTCGGAGTACATGGTTATTCCGCCATAGGTGAGAAGATTACCCGGGCAAATAGTATTGCCACTTCCATCCAGCAGCGTTAAAGTTCTTGTAACCGATGCAAATGCACCTGTGTATTGCCTTACATAGATAGGCTCTGTGCCGTCATCCGCTGTTGCAATCTCTACCCAGCCTTGATTTGACGAACCACCGCACCTGATACGGAATAAATCATTATCTGCCATTTGTTGGTATAGCAGATTGCGCTCATTGCCGCCTGAAAGATATTGAAAGGTGATAGATCCGTCTATTCCAACATTTCCATTTACGCTAAGTTTGTAACCGCTAAGACCAGTTCCTATTCTGACATTTCCACCACCAAAGCACATTGTTATATCTCTTGATGTATTATATTGGAGGTTTAATTCAGCGCTATAATTATTTATCTCACTACCTCTTCCGCTATCATTTCCGTTGTTATCTGTCTCAATGCAGATATTAGCAAATTTAGCCCCTCCTGTTACATTGTTTGTTCCGTCAAAAGGCTTACTGAATATTGTGCGAGGGGTTTGCAGCTTGGTGGCGGACGCTACATTGTCCGTAAGCAAGGCATTGGTTCTGTTTACGTCTGAATAAGATGTTTTGGGAGAAACGGATTGATCTTGAATAGTATATGTGGACGTCCTTAATACAGGGTTGGTAAAGCGATCTACATAGAAATCATATACTGCACCTCCTCTGACATATACATATTCGGTAGACGAATTAGTTAACTGTCCTAAACCTCCAATACAATGTGCACCTTGAGCGCCTGCTCCATCTTGTATCTCATTTATTACTCTACGGGCGGATGTCCATCCCCAAGAAGAACCATTAACAGTGTAATCCAATATTAATGACATACGTTTGTCTTTTCTGCCATTCCATGACCCGGGAGCATACGTATTTCCTTGTACTCTAATTCTTGTTTGCAGAGAATTATCGATACCCATTGTAACAGGATACCACGTATTGTTATCAAGTCCTGTTGTATCTATGCTCACCTTATGATAGCTTTCAAAAGAATAGTAATGATACCCGTCCAACAAATCCGCATCCAGCCCTGAACCTGAACCGTCGTTTCCGGCATGCCAAACTTTATAATTATTAGACCCTAAAAGAATATTTACGTCTCCACTTACCCAGTCTTGATTAATATCGGTTTTAGCTATTCTTAGGTTACCGTCTCCGTCTGTGAAGTTAATTCCAATTCTATTGGAACCTGCGTTATTAAAACTGATAGCAGACTTGGTTCTTGGAATAGATATAAGGTCAATGCCAGAATCTGCGTTAAATAACAGTTTTCCCGTCATCGTATCCCCTGCCTTGTTGACGTAGCGGTTATCTGTATAATGAAGATAGTTAACTTCATCAAGAAGCATTCGCCAGCTTTTCTTATCATCATCCCATCCTGATCTAAATTGTATGCCGTTATTGCCATCGTTTGGATCTGATGATGTATGGGTAGAATACAATTCAAGCCTTGAATAACTTGAATTAAACGATGTTACTTGTCCATAAGAGTATATTTTATGTGCAATTCCATCAGGATAAGCTTCAATATAAGTACCAGTGCCAAATCCTATCCATCCTGTGTTTCTGCCATCTTCATACGTATCTCCGATATGTCTGAAATATCTGCTATCCGCATCCGTTTTCGTATAAGCATCCGTAATCCCATATCCCCCCAGCGTAGTAGGATGAGAGGACAACTCATCAAACGAATAACTCGGCTTGTTCGGCTGCTTGGCCCAAGAATACACGTCACTTGCCGGCAATGTGGTTGGGTAATTCGGCAATGTAATAAGCTTAGTAGTTTCATCAGGAGAATAGGTTGTTCCGTTAAGGATAATCCCGTCTACCGAACCACCTCCAACACCGCCTATTGCGCTTAATACACCACCCTCTTTTGACAAGGTGGTATTGTCAATCGGAAGCGCATCAAGAATGGTTGATGCCGTATGACTGCCTTGTGCAAACATGGTAAGACTACCTGTCAAAATCAAATCACCGTCTAACTCAACCACTCCGTCAGAATGCTTCTTCACAAGTATATCACCGATATTTAAGCCGTTTATAAACGACTTGATACCTGTAATGTCCTGTGCACCTGATTTGGTTACGTAATCGGTTAATAGCCCGGATATGTCGTTTTTGGTGTAAGCGTCTGTGATGCCATAGCCTGCAATAGTAGTAGGCTTGTTCTGTATTTCGCTGAAATCATAGGTTGGTTTGGTGGCGCCTATCCATGAGGGTTTGTCCGAAACATTCTCCCAATTGGTAGGGAACACTGACGGTTTACCGCCAATTTCATCCCATGAGTAAGAGGGCTTTGTACTACCTATCCAGCTGGGTTTTCCTGATATGTTGCCCCATTCAAGCGAAGTCGGATAATTAGGTAAGGTGATTATTCCGTCCTCATTAGGAGTGTAGGTATTACCATTAACCACTATACCATTAGCAGTACCCTTTCCACCTGTCGCGACAAGCTTTCCGTCAACCCACTGTATTGTCACACCGTCTATTGGGAGACCTTCGTAGATTGAAGGGACTTGAACGTCTGCGCCTGCGTACATGGTTACTCCGTAGGCGGTAATCAACGGTTTGGTTAAGAACAAGTATTCCTCTCCGTTATCGTCAACCCTCTCTTCAAGGTTTCTGTCCCAAACGACTTTGTCGAGCTTCTTTCCGAGAAAATCATCTATCTGATCTCTCGAATAGCTGTCACTTCCATTACCGCCAACTCTTGCAACCTTATCCTTATTTGTTTTTATGAAGATAGCAGGGTCTTCATCTGCATTACATACATATATTTCCCCGTCATTAAGTCCGTCAAGCCCGTTTCCGCCCGGAGTAGATATATTAGGAGCTTTAGCCCTGTTGTTTTCAAGGTCGCTCCCATGCCAATTTATTTTATTTACCCTCTTCTTTATCATACTTCCACTGTTGTTACGTTAGTAAAAGCTGATTTGTCAGCCTTGAACTGCAATAGCTGCCCGTCTGTGGCATTATCAATCACAAATGCCCCATATAATGGCGGTGATGCTGGTTCGGGAGTGCCTCCAATACCGGCAATATCATTATATTGTTGTTCAAGAGCGATCGAGATGTAGAATAATTGGCTTGATTCAATAACCTGTGTAATTTCAGGTACTGAACCCTCGGAACGCACGAACTTCGTCCCGTCAATTTCCACCATTGAAAGGCATAAGATGCGGTTTAAGTGTTTGGCAAACCAATATGGCACGCCTTTTGAACTTCCGATTGTAAGGGTATAAACATCATACGGGACTGCGTATAACTCCTCTATCTCCTGCATCTGATTGCGGTATTGCTCGTTGCTTATATGAGAAGAGTATCCTTCCGGCTTAAATCCTGCTTCTACCCGGAACTCAAACACCTGTTGAGTATCGTTTATCCAAAATATGTTATCAAAAGCGGAATTATTACTCTTGTGAGAATACCTGATAAGCGTTGTTTCCTCTAATATAATATCAGAGGAGCACACCTCGAATGGCTCTGACGCATTACCATTGACAGTAACCGTATATTTTGCATCATCCAGCCCGCTAAGGACTGCATAATGCATTAATACGTTATCATTTTGATTGTATGTAGAAAGAGATACAGGAGTAGAGGTCTCGGCGACAAGGTTGTTAAGTGTTACTGACACCTCCTCCGAAGCGCTCGCAAACACCTGTATATGGATTTTATCAGAAGTGTGGAACCTCTGAATGTAGTCCATTTCCAGCCCAAACTTATTTTTTATAGGTGAGAAAAAAAGAGGGCAAACATCACCAACCTTTACCATGTCTTTTCGTCCTTTTTACGGTGACGTGCAACTTTACACGTCCTTTGCAAATGTACATACTATTTAGAATAATTCCAAATAAGAACCAATAAATTAAATAAATTATTATCTTTGTATCGCCATGTGATGTTGCATGGAACTCAAAATCAGGACTTATGGCAAACGAATTTGTAATTACAGATGTAGTAAGTAAGGAGGCTTTACAGCAGCTAAAAACATTATCACTTGAGTTTGATTCGGCAAAAGGTAAGTATGTAGAATTTGCAAATACATTAGCGGCAAGCTCAAAGACTAATCCAAAGACTTTTGACGAACTTTCCCAAAAAGCACACGATTATACATCCATTCTTGAAAAACTGAACAAGACACAGGAAAGAATGGAATCCATTCAGACAAAGCATTTGACTGTATTGCGGCAAATATCCCAGCAGTTTAACTCTATGTCGAGTCTTCAAAAACTAAACATCCTGTTTGAGCAATTTTCTAAAAACGTAAAAAATGCAAGCGATATGCTTGCCGGGCTTTCTTCTTCTTCCAATCAAGTTGCTTCTGCACAGGAAAATGCAGCCAAGAGCACACAGACTGCAAGCGACACGATAAATCAGGCATCCGCTCAACTTCAAGCAGCCAACATGAATTATGCTTCCATAATTGATACGGTACAGGCTTACGATAGTGAAGTGACTAAATTAACAGCCGACACCATAGCCAATAAAGAGGCTATGAAGAAAATACTATCTGATATTCGCGAATTAAACAAATCTTATAAAGCAGGAGAAATTACCTTAACAGAATACATTAACCAATCTTCTTTATTAAAACAAAGGCACTCGGAACTAATAGCACAAAATCAACAGTATTCAGCTTTAATAAAAAATCATTCCACTTATATAATATCCGCTTCCGGTAGTTATAATGAAATGAACGCCGCCATGCTTGAATTACAAAAAAGGTATAAGGCGTTAAGTGAGGCTGACCGGGAAAGCAGCGTAGGGAAAAACCTTATATCCCAAGCCAACTCTTTGAACAACAAATTAAAAGAGATAGATGCACAATTTGGGAACTATCAAAGAAATGTGGGTAATTATGCGTCCTCATGGAATGGATTAAATGTACAGACGCAACAATTATTGCGGGAACTACCGTCTCTTACAGTGAGCTTCAACCAGTTCTTCCTTGCTATCTCCAATAACTTACCAATGTTTGCGGATGAATTAAGAAGAGCAAGCGAAGAATTTAAACGGATGAAAGCTGAAGGATTAACCGCGATTCCTGTTTGGAAACAATTGTTAGGTAGTATCTTTTCTTGGCAGGCTGCACTTGTAATAGGTATAACATTGCTGTCTGCGTATGGTTCGGAGATTGCAAAATGGGTAGGAAGTTTGTTTAAGGCAGAAAAAGCAGTTAATGAGGTAGCAATGGCTGAAATTGATTTGGCAAATGCAAGGCGTAAGGGAATTTCTGACAGCGTTAAAGAAAGAACAGAACTGGAATTGTTATATAAAGCCACGCAAGACGCATCTCGGTCAATGAAAGAAAGAGATGCAGCGGCATCCGAATTGCAAAAAAAATATCCTTCTTATTTGGGAAATATGTCAAAGGAAGATATTTTATTGGGGAAAGCATCGTCAAGCTACAAAGAGCTAACAAAGGCTTTAATAGCTAACGCGCAAGCAAGAGCAATAGAGGACAAAATGGTAGAGAATAATAAAAAAATATTAGATTTAGATAAACAAAGAATTGGGTCTTTAGTAAAGCAAGTGCAAGAGCAGCGAATACTTAATGAGGTAATAGCTGCACGTGAAAAAGGTTATGATTATACAGTAAATGGCGTTGCCGTATCTATTGCCGGGCAAAAGAAGCGCATTGAAGATGCAAAAGATGCTGCAAAGTCCTATGCTGATCAAATATCCATTTTGAGAAAATCTAATGAGAATCTTATAAACAATATAAATATAAACGATCTTTTAAATAGTGATGATAAGACTTTGGAGGATGCGAAAAAGAAGGCAGAAGAATATGCCGAATACATTAAAAAGATAACAGAGGATTTAGCTAAATCAAGGATTGATTTAATTGCTGACGGAAGAAAAAAGGAAATTGCCGAGGTTAGCAAAGAGTATGAAGATAGGATTAAGGAGATAAAAGGTAATTCTGAAAAAGAAATTGAATTAAGGAAAAACCTTGAAACGCTGAAAGGAAAAGCCATTGCGGAAATAAACGATAAATACGACAAGGAGCTTCTTGAAATAGAGAAAGCAAATCTTGAAAACAGATTGGCTTCCATTGGCGATAATTCCAATGAAGAATTAGACAAAAGGCTTAATCTCCAAATCCAACTTAATAATATGATGCGTGATGCTGAAATAAATGATGCGGAGAAGAACGGAAAAGATGTCTTGGCAATACGAATGAAGTATATGAAAAGGGAGAACGATTTGATTATGCAAAACCTTGAAGAGAGATTTGGGATGATTGAATCAAATACCGATAGGATGATAGACAGGCAGGAAACAGCCGCTTTGGAAGAAGCTAATTTGCTTAAAAAGCAGTATGCAAATGGGGAAATAGGTAAAGAGGATTACGAAAAACGGCTGTATGACATTGGGGTAAAATATGCTAAGGCCCGTCTTGAAACACTTATGAAAGAAGTAGAGGCTGAAATGGCACTTCTTGATCCAAGTAGTGAAAAGTATCAAGACTTGGAAGATAGATTAATCAATCTTCAATCACAGATAAACGGAATAAACTATGATGATGCCACTAAGAAACGGGAAGAATGGATAGACAAGTTTAAAGAGGGTTTGTCAGGGATGAACTCCGCCGCAAGGGATGCGCTTGGTGAAACGGCAGGAATATTCGAGGGGTTATCTGATATAATGGCTGATGTAGCAGAAGAAGGCAAATTAAGTTTTGAAAACATGGCGCAAGCCGTAGGAAAGATAGTATCAGGCATCACTTCGTTAATGACAGATATATATGATGCTCGGATAGAGAATATTGAAAAAGAACAAGAAGCCAACGATGAAGCATACGATAAGGAGATAGAACGTATAGAAAAACTTGAAGAAAACGGGGCTATTTCCACCGAAGAAGCGGAAGCCCGCAAACGCGATGCCGAGAAAAAAACAGCCGCCAAGAATGAAGAACTTGAAAAGAAAAAAGCTGCATTGCAGGAGAAGCAGGCTAAATGGGACAAGGCAAATTCTATTGTTCAGGCGGGGATAGCCACCGCTTTAGCTATAACAAAAGCATTACCTAATTTAGTTCTTGCCGCTTTGGTTGGTGCAATGGGCGCTGCTCAAATTGCTGTTATTGCAGCTCAGCCCATTCCCAAATATGCAAAGGGTACAAAGGATCATCCGGGCGGATTGGCTATTGTGGGTGACGGTGGAAAGAAAGAAGGTATCATAACTGATAACGGGTTGTTTGTTACGCCCGATAAGCCCACATTGGTAAATCTTCCGGCGCACGCACAGGTAATTCCGGACTTGTCTTATATATATGACAGAGACGGCCTAACGTCTGACTATGGCATGATAGAAAAGAAGCTGAAAGATATGCGAGAAAGTGGCATAGTAGTCAATGTAAACAATGATTATAGCAGCCTTGAAAGGGAAATGAAAGGCAATACAAGGCAATTGCAGAACATCGGAAGAATGATGAAAAAAGCTAACCATATCGCAGATTACAATTGGATTTCAAACCGTATATAAACTATTGGATATGATATACAATGATTTAAGTAAAATAGCCCTTTCCCGCTTCATTGACATCTTTCTTGGAGATATTGACAAGGTTGTTCAAGGCGGTGCGCACAGCATAAAGGAAAAGGTTTTGGCTGCCGAGAAGCTATGTAATGAATACTTGTCAATCATAGGCGGTAAATCAGCCGTTGCGCAGATAATCAGGAGAAACGAAGTACTTAACATTCAAATACGGCTGAACTGTTTTTCCATGTGCGAAAAATTAATCTTGTCCGGGGACTGGGATGTTGTCGTCAGTATTATGGGCGCTTTAGGATACAGGTTCAAAGAAGATGAACATGAAAAGATAACAAACCGGATAAAGAGCGTTTCAGCTTCCGACAATTACAGACTGGCAAAACTTCAGGAATCGGCCGCAAATTCCGGTAAGGTTAAAATGGATAGGGATTATTTCACGAAGGAAAGGGTTTCTCTCATGTCTCATGTGAAGATGCACATTGATGAGAACACTTTTTCTGCCAAAGAATACGCCTATATGGTTAGACGCATGTGTGACGAGATAGATGCTTTGATTCGTTCAACTTCAAAAAAGAAATAAGATGTATTATAGATGTGAGTTGCTGGTAGGAGGTAATGTACATGATGTAACAAATGACCTTGTCAATTGGGATGATGTAGAGATGTCTTTCAAGAGAAATGACTATGACGGTGTCGTGCGCAGTTTCTCAACCAAATTCGAGTTCTCAGGAGGGGCTTATTCTCTTCTTCTAAGAGAATATCAGTCAAATTATTTAAAGTCATCCGCTACGATTGTGTTTTATGTAAGAAACAATTCGTGGTTGTTGAACGAAAAGTTCAGGTGTGCTTTGGATTACTCCACATTTACCTACACCGACATATCATGCGAGATTAATGCGGTTGACAATAGCCTTGCAAGTCTCATCAAGGCGAAAAAAGGCACGCAATATGAATACTTGGTTAGCGAATTGAAGGAGGCGGAACCTCTGTATTATGATAGGCTGGAGATGTCGAGTAATATAGAATGGGTTATAGGAGGAGAAGTTAGCGATGATGCAGACTGGGTATATAATACTTATGATAATGTTGGTAATTCAATTGTACCGTTATACATAAAAGGCACTCCGGAAATAGCAGTTAAAAACAAAGTAGAAGTTACCGATGTAAGCATTCCTCCAAGCGGAGAACCTGTACCTATACCGAGTTTGTGGTTTTTTCATAACATAAGTTCTTTACCTCTCCATATTAGTGTAGACTTTTCCACAGGGGTTACAGTTGAAAAGTTAACCAACGATGCATCTGCAACATTAATTGTAGAGCAAAGATACGGTAGTGGGGGTGATAGAACTTTGCTTGAGCAACAGTTATCCGGTATTAGTGGAGCAATACAGCCCGTATCGATACATAGAGATGATTATACAATGTTTATTGACGGCTATCTTATATTTAGAATAAGCATTAAAGGAAAGATTAAAATCGGCATGCGTAATAACCCTTTCAAGATAACATTTAAAGCAATAGATACACCCGTTGACATTAATGTAATTAAACCCACAGTCTTATTAAACAGGCTTCTTAAGTCAATAAATGGAGGTAATGAGGGTGTAACTGGAGAAATATCCATTCCGGCCGGGGATGCTTATAAAGGGGTTAAAAATGCCATGATTGCGCCCGCCGAAAGTATCAGAGAAATACCGAATGCCAAAATCTATACATCCTATACCAAATTCGCAAACTGGATGAGTTCTGTTTTCGGGTTTGTTCCCGTTATAGGTGATAACAAGGTAACGTTTGTGCACAGGGATGTTCTGTTTCAGGATAAACAAGTGAAAGACTTGAAAGACGATACGGTAGACCTGAATTATAATGTAAGCTCCTCTATGATCTATTCCCGGCTAAAAGTAGGATATGACAAACAGGACTACGATAGCGTAAACGGACGTGATGAATTTCATTTCACAAACGAATACACCACCGGAATTACTCTCACAGAGAATGCGAAAGAATTGATAAGCCCATATCGCGCGGATGCATACGGCATAGAATTTCTTGCCGCAAAAAGAGGCGAAGATACAACGGACAATGACAGTGATAGTGATATATTCTTTGTTGGTGCCGCACTTGAGGGAGGGAAGTATAAACTTGTACGAAGCGGATACACCATATCCGGCGTTATATCTCCGTCTACCATGTTTAATGCTATGTATTCGCAACGCTACATGATTGAAGCGAACGCACGCTACCTTGCCGCCTTTGCAGAGCAGTTGTCTTTTACGTCCTCTGACGGCAATAGTGATGTTGAGATTAACGGAGTAAGAGAAACCAACGACATAGCATTAGGTAACAGGCTGTTTACGGTTGGGGAATTATCGGTAGAAACAGGCGATCAGGGAACACCCTCTGATTTATCAGGCTATATACGGATAGAGAAGAACGGGAACGTATATAAAGGATATGTAAAAAGTGTAAGTTACAATCATGGAAAGGCAAAACCTGTAAAGTATTCACTGATAGTTAAGAGCGTAGAATGAATATATAGAAAAAGCCAGATGTAGTGTCTGGCTTTATTGCATAATTCTTTTTGTATTGGCTGAAATGAAGCAGCAAGAGTCACTAACGATTCTTCCCTCTCCGATAATTTCATGCAAGGGAAAGTGCTTGGCTGCTCCTCTCGGCGTCCATCCCAGTCTATCACCTTTAGGCTTTATATGATGTGGATGCTTTGCAGAATATCTTGCTTTCTTGCTTTCCATTACACTCCCCATATTATTTTGATATTGAATTTATCTGTTCCTTTTTTATACTTCTGCTTACAGTTTTCTTAACCACTTCTTCCCGGATTTGGTTTTAAACCATATAAGTATGCCACTTGTGATAATGGTTCCTATTGTATATAATAAGCTTAAAAAATCCATATTATCACAACCCTTTTATCCACTTTTTACCGGAAGGAGTTTCTGTATAAATCCAAAAGGCAACAGTTATTACTGTTATAAGCCCAAACCCATATAATGCAACCATAATATTTATCTTAAAATGTTATTACCTATTTTTGCAAATAATACCGTAAGTATAATTCCCATAGAAACAAGAACAATTAATAAAATGTTATCATAGAGTTCTTCTTTCACAAGGGTTATTGCCAATCCCAAAGATAATACAGTGAAAGAAACTTGCGCCAAATTAAAAAAGAATCCTGCAAGCTTTTCACGCCTTACCTTATCCTTTTCCTTTGCCTCTTTCTTAACTTCTTGTTTTTCGCTCCAGCTTCCCATACCACCTTTATTCTATAATATTGTAGAACGACAGAACGAACGACGCAATTTAAACATAACACTACCTAACAATGTTTACTACATTGTTAATAATATTATTTCCGACACAAATTAAAGCAGAAATAGGGATGTAACCAAAACATGAGACGGATTTCTTTGTAATTTAGAAATGGTCTAAATAACATACAGGTTTAATATTATTCCTTTTGATTGGTTTATTAATCTTTCATAAGATAAAGGATATCAGGAAATTTTATAGCCCAATCATTTGCCATATATATGTTATCACTTTCAAGAACCATCTTATCCTTATATACTTTATACGTCAATGTATATCTGTTATGGGTATATAATTTTAATATGGGTGGATTATATACATATTCACCCCAAGAATATATAGCAGTTGCAACAAAACCGTTTGACAAAGGAGGAATATCATGCGCATGGTACTCTATGTCGAAATCAGAATTGGTAAATTGTATCATATATCCTTTATCAATCTCTTCATGAAATGCTGGATTGAAATTGTTAGGATTACTCCATGATGTATGTGCAAACTCTATTGCGCTTATGTATGCTTCGTCATCTTTTGAACATCCAGTTAATAGAATTATTAATGGGAGCAATAATAATAGTCTTTTCATAAGAATTTAAATGTTGTCAGATTTTTTTATGTTGCAATTTTTACAAAGAATTTGAAGATTTCTAAACGTTGTTGCACCTCCTTTGGAAATGGGTATTATATGGTCAAATTCCAAATTTTCCTTACTACCGCACATACAACATTTTCCACCATCTCTATTCCATACAGCATTTGCTATATCCATTGGTATGGTAGTTCGATTTCCATCCTTTTTAGTATATACATTAAATACTTTTCCTTCTTCTATTAATTCATCAAGCACCTCTCTTTCAATCATTTTTTTTCGTTCTTTTTTATATACATTTTCCTTTATCTCTTGTTTTTCCAATTCATTTATTATTTCGTTTTTCATCTTTTGAGGATACTTTCTTACTCTACATATTTCTTCTTTGTATCCAATCATTTTATTTTTATTAAACTCAAATATTCCTGAAACATGGCTTTTGATGATTGTTCTACCATCCAACCCATATCCTGTATTATCAGCCCTAAGACTTATCAAAGCATCTCCTTCATTTATCCAATTATAATTACCCTTTGATTTATCAAATTCTCTATTAAATGAAACTGTGTCGTGTTCTTCTAATGAAATAACTCTATAATAATCATCATCTTCTATCTCTTCATATTTGCACAGCAATTCCTCCATTCTTCTCTGATGAATTGCTTTTGCACTATAATTTTCCCTGCAATAATCATCTAACCGTTCTTTTTCACGAGTGCATTCCTCTAATTCTTCTTGTAATCTATTGGTTTCTTTAATTTTTGTAGAAAGTTCTTCTTTTAAATTTGATATAACTGCGTTCGCTTCATTTAGCTTCAACCTTAGAAAATCAATATTTACATGGCATTCTTTTTTATCATTTACTGTTAGATCATAATAGTAGTCATCAAATATGCTGCTATATATAATCCTGGATATTGTCTTTGATTTAAACAGCACTAAGAATCTAACTTTTGATGAAGGATGCAATTCATATCTTTCTGTATAAAACTCTTTCTTACTTTCATAATAATTGCATCTAAACTTCGCACCCTTATATGAAAAGCCATTATCATCTATTGCTGTAAAATTATCTGATTCTATACTTATAGGCTCATCTGATAAATTTTGTATTATCAAATAAGCGTGAGACATTTTTATCCCTTTAGCATTCTTTGTCCCAAATTCAAGATCGCCAATTATATAACAATCTTCACAACGATTACAAATTTTAGGACAGTTAAGCGGTTTATCTTCCTCTATTGATGCAATTTCTATATGCAAACCCTTGTTTTTTGTGTTTCCCATGTTAGGTATTTGTTAATATTATTAAGCAAATTAAGGGAGAAAAGGAATGCTTTCCAAGAAATGCAATAAAATATTGGGTAATTTATACGCCGTCTAAATAACGAAATCCCTTTGCAGATTGACAAAATGTTGTTATATTTGCGGTGTCAACAAGTTCATAAGAGAGGTAAACTCTTATGGCTCTATCCATATAGAGTTATTTTTTTGCCAATACATATTAATAAGTAGTATCGTATAAAATTAAGATATTGCGCCTACCGAGTGGAGATACGGAAACGCCTCCGACATTAATCTTATGGATTTGTTGACAGCTCGTAGTAGGTGCATTTTTTTTGTTATGTCAACAAATCCTATTCAAGTCCTAAAACAAACAGAATTGCTTGGACATCAATTCACAGTTTACGGAACCGCTGAAAACCCATTATTCTTAACAAAGGAAGTTGCAGATATAATAGAATATTCTGCAAGCAATTCAAGTAAACTAACCAATCTTGTAGATAGAGACGAAAAGGTTCGTAACATTATTACGACCCCCGGTGGAAATCAAGAAGTTTGGCTGCTAACAGAGGACGGTTTGTATGAGGTCTTATTTCAATCCCGAAAACCAATCGCCAAAGAATTTAAGAAAGGAGTTAAGGAAATTCTAAAAACCATCCGCAAGACCGGTGGATACATCGCAACCAAACAGGACGACACTCCCGAAGAAATCATGGCACGTGCACTCATAGTGGCACAGGAAACAATCAAAAGAAAAGAAGAAAGGCTAAAGCAGCTTGAAGAGAAGAACGCCAAACAAGAACCTTATGTGTCGTTTGCCAAAGCAGCGTTCAAAGCGGAAGGCAAGGTAGATATAGGTCAAGCCGCCAAGATACTAAACCTCGGCTTTGGTAGGAACACCCTTTTCAAGAAGCTAAAGGAAGCGGGGGTATTCTTCAACGACAGGAACGAACCAAAGCAAAAGTATATTGATGCGGGTTACTTTCAAATGACGCTACTTCCGCCCATACACAGGGATAACCACCCCGACATACTTTGCCAAAAGGTATATTGCAATCCGAAAGGGCTTGCATTCATAAACCATCTCTTTGGCGGGAATCCAACCAAAGTAAAGAGAGCGAAGATAAAATAACCTGAACAATATTGCGATTTACAGAATATTACAGAAATTAAAACCTAAAACAAATATTTCATCTATTATGAGAACAAATACATCCGATTTGGTGAGACAAATGAGTATAGTATCAGAAGAACATGAACAGGTTCTTAGAGAGTTGAAAAACATGCAATCCGTTGTAGGGTACATAAGCCATTTGCTGGACGCTTACAATATTATGTCTACACGTGTGGACGAATTGGAGGAAGAGATAAAGGCGCTAAAACGTGGAAAAAACAATAAGACGGATACCTCAACAGAGGGCACAAAGACACACAGAGTTGAGAAAACAGTAATGCCTAATATGCGGATAATAATGGGGCTTAAAAAGTAAACTTAAGAGGCGGGGTAACTCCCGCCTTTGTTTTATTTTTAATATTTTTCAATTTGAAGGCAGAAATATTACGGGGGTTATACAAAAAACAGTGTTCTATTTTTAATATCAGAACCAAACATACTCTATAAATACACCTTTAAACGTCTCTCCCCGCGGGCAGAAATTAAATATTCCGCCATTCTCATACAAGACATATACCTTACCCTCCATTTGGGCCACTTTCCTTGCAAGCATCCTCATATTGGCTATGTCTGCCATTCTCTTTTTATTTTCGCACGCACACCCCATTACAAGCCGAATTTTCTGAAATAATCTTCAATGCCTTGTTTTAGGCATCTTCTAAAAAATGTTTTCCGGGCATAGGAACCGACACGATAAATTGCCTGACCGTATTTTTTTTCTATGTCGCTGCTGAAACTGACACCCTCACTTCCTATTTTTAGCCCCTTGTCTGTCGGAGTAGCCGTAATTGAATCGTGAAACTCACCTGTAATTATAAGGTTAGGCGTTCCTTTTGAACTCACAGGGGCGTTTATTAAATCAGAATACAATAGAGGAGCAATCCTATTTTTAAACGCGGCGTATCCCTTAGCGTTTTTATACCAATATCCGGCCTCTTTAGTATTAAAATATGGATCATTGAAGTAGGTAGGACGTAATGGTTTGTCGTTTCCGTTAATACCTGACCATAACTGCTCTACGATATATTGTGAAACCTCCTCCCTGTTTTCTACCATTACATCCCGTATCATAGGCTCAAACCCCTCAACGAACTGTTTTACGGCTTTTTCCGCATCAATTATATTAGCCATAACAAATACAATTAAGGGGTGAACTAAATGAACACCCCTAATTAATATACACAACACAGTTACATATCACCGTCTTTCTTCTGCCTTTGAGCACCGGAAGAGGCTATATCCTCGTAAATGGAAGAAAGCACCTTTTCGCGCTCCTCTATCGGACGGTCAAGAAAAAACACATCCTTATGAGAGTTTATGAAGTCCCTCTTCTTCATGTTTCTTACTCTCTCATCGTTGAATGTAATTCCTTCTACTTTCATCCCCAAGCCTCTATGCCTGTGATTCCGGCTCCTTGCAACACAGAGGGGGAAGCAAGTGTCGGTTCTCCCTCGCCTACGGTAATAACACCGTTTGCGTAGGATACACTTGTTGCACCGGGTAATGCAGTAGTCGCATTTTCTTGAAGCAACGCTCCGTAGTATGGGGTTATATCAAGTCTTCCGAAGTGCTCAACAAGCTTGTATTTCTTTGATTCTGTTGAAACCAGCTCAACATAAACAAGCCCTTTCAGCGCTCCGACAACGTCAAAGTCACACGCCTTTACACCAGCGTTCTTGATATACTTCTCGTAATCCTTGAACATCGTTGCAATAGTGAGGTTGGCTTCTGTGCCGGAAGAATCCCAGTCCTGACCGCCCGGATATACGCCGGACAATTCAATTCCAGCCAGTTCTTCCGTACCGTCGTTCATGCCGTATATCACGTTGTTCTCGTCTACAAAATATGCATCAAACGCTGTATTTTTTGCAGCCATAAGATTAGCCTTGAGGCTTGCATCGTAATTTTCAAGCGTCCATACATCGTTTTTGGGCGAGTATCCTGTGATCTTTGTAGGGCCGTAACCTGTCGCTGAGGTTTGCGCTTCCCCGCCTGATGGAGCGTATTCCACAATCGTTTTAATCGGAAATATTCTTCCCGGTCGGTCTGCATGACAGGCTGCTTCCAAAGCGTCCGCTGTCAGAGTTTTGGGTAACTTATACCCATGCATTACCAATATGATAGCTTTTACCTTGCCGGGGTCTAACACGCATACGGAATTTCCCGTATTAAAGGTTGCAACCCCCGGACATTGTCTATAATCTGTTGCCATAGCATTTTATTTTTTTTACCGTTAAACTTAAATTAGTTATTTCAATAGCATCAATCTTTTCTTCAATCTCCTTTCCGTCAGCGTCAAAAGCGCCTCTTCGACCGAATACAAGATTTTCCGAATAAGAATGAGCCACATGCCCCGAATATCCAAAATCAAACCTTTTTTCAGCACCCATTTCCTTGATTAGAGCATCATACAACGGTCTTAACAAACCTTTGAAAGATACTTCTATACGCTGCTCATTGGTGTAATCCTTGAGCGTGTTTACTGCTATGATTATATTGACATCAGCCTTGCAATACACCTTGCTATCTGTCTTATCCTCTACGAACGGAGTATAAAGCCCGATTAAAGGAAAGCGTTTTGTAGCGGTCTGTGGTATCTTCTTTTGCGTCAAGATGGCTTCCCTTATATATGTACTGTCGCCGAATATATAATTCACGTCATACCCAACTTCGGAAGACACTCTTTTGCATATATCGCTGAAAATCTCTACTATCATAGATTGAATGTGTTTACAGGTTTCAATAATGATTTATCGAACGTCCAGCCCTCTATATGTTGCGTATCAAGCCATTTATAGAGGTCCGCATTCATTATAACCATGCTATTCCATGCAGAAACCATTTTCCCCATAGGAGATACAAGATCACCGACATCGCTGTCTTTCTTTACACCGTTGACGGTTACATCGCATTGATGGTTTCTTGCGTAGAAAAAGTATATGTAATTGGCAATAGGAGAGATTTTCATCCCTCCCATAGTGCCAACCAGCATGCTCTTTAAATCATCCCACAGTTTTACAGGTTCTTTCTCTTCTGACTGGAGATATTCGGAAAATTGTTCATATACTTCTTTACCAAGAACCTTTATCAGGTATTCCGTCTCATAATAGGATATATAGTTGTTCACATCTCCTGTTATAGCAGATGTTGTCAATGACGGAGCAACATCCGGAGAAATTATTCCGCTAATAAATAGCGGCCCTTGAAAAAAAGCATAATCAATGAGCATAATTAAACATTTTTATTGTCCGCAACCGGAGATGTCTTTTCTCGTTTTTCAGGAATCTCGCGTTTTTCGGAGGATTTAGGGGCGCCTTCCTCAATGGAAATAAGCCCCATTTCCTTCCTTATTCGGTTTTCCTGAATGATCTTATCTACTTCCAGTTGACTACCTCGTATAATTATAACCTTATCCATTAGGCAGCAACTTTAATGGCGGTTATCACATCGGCAATATTACCGTATGTAAATGCAGCCGGGTTGTAAACAGGCATCTGAACCTCTTCCTGTGCAATGAGGACAACAGTATTGCGGAGTTTTGTTTCAACATCTTCTGCAAACTCAACGCTAAGATTGCTCCAGTCGACCAGAGAAGCGCCGTTTGTCATATCTCCTGCAAAATACTTGCCCGGGTTGATCTTCGTTGTTTCAATAATAGGTCTTCCGGAAATATACTTGACACCGTTAACGGTAGTAACAAGGCCGAGAGACCGTCCGGATGTATCTTTTGCCGTTTCTGCATCGAATACGGTAGACGGGTTAAGCGCAATGAACGAAGGCGTGTATTCCGCATAGGTCATGATTGCGAAGATAGCATTGATTGCATCGCCGATATTAGGAGATACAACAGAATTGAACAGGTTGTTCTTAACTGTGAATGTGACAGCGGATGTCGCATCAGCTACGGCAGCGTATGCATAGTCAACAACAATCTTTCTGTCATTCATCTTATGAACAACATAAGTAGAGTTGAAACCTTCAACGGAAGAACCTGCAAACGTAATCTTTTGACCGTCCATGATTTCAGGCTGTGCTTCTGTAAACTCAACAATGGACTGTTTGCCGCCATTGTAAGTGCTTACCGACTTAACAGAACCCTTAGCGCCGGTTACCACGTCTTTGCCGATTATATTTTCTGCCGGAAGAACATCTTCGTAGTTTGCAATACCTTTCAAATTATCGCCTTGTCCGTCACCGAACATGAATTGGAAGTCCTCAGCCATTCTAACCCAAGAGGCAAGACGGTTTATAAGCCATGAGCGTACATAGACACGAGACTTAAGCAATCGCTTGCTCAACGGAACATAAGTACCTATGCGGCATACGCCAACGGTCTGCTCTTTGATCTTGAATGAAGATTCAGGAAGTCTTCCGTTCTCTGAAACAGCAGCAGCGTTTCTGTCAAGATCGTAGATCTGCGTGAATGTGATTGTAGGATATGCAGGGTCTCCCTGGTCTACGGTCATGATGTCGCGAATGTGCGCTCCTTCATTGATCTTAGTTACAACAAGGCTGCTTTGACGAGTGATTAGCTTGTCTCCGGCATAGTCATTAGTCATGCTGACCGGGTCTGTCACATCTTTCAAATCAATGTCAAAGCGGCCTGAACTCTTTGTTTTCCCGTCCAAGAAGTCTTTAAACTTCTCTGAATCCAAGAACTCATCAATCTTTTTGCCAAGATTGTTAGAGTTGCCGTTCACGTTAAAGCCCTTTGCCTTCAACACTTCCAGCTGTTTTGACAACTCTTTGATTTCTTCTTTGAACTCTCCCAGTTCCTTAACAGCAAGACCAACCTTACCGTCTTCGTTTAGGGCCTTAAGCTGCTCATCTACGCTTTTCATTTTCTCGTTGAATGAACTTTCAGAGATAAGCCCTTTGAGAAGCTCCTCCACCGTATCATTCACCTTTTTTTGAATTGTACCAAGAGTTTGCTTTTCCTCCAATGTCAATTCGTTTTCTTTTTTTGCAAATTCAATCAAATTCATTTCTTCTAATTATTATATTAAACCTTTAATAGCGAGTCCCTCCAATGAAAAAGTGCTTTTGCGGCTTTCTTCTTGGTGAGTGCCCTCCGGCGGCTCTGTATTCTTGTTTATGAAACTCTTATAAATCCTTGCATAGCATTTAGGACACCTTACATAAGCGGCAAGTTCTTCGATGCTTTTCTTTGACGATATGATATTAAGAACCTGTTCCTGTATCTCCGGTTTAAGCTTTGCCATTTCCGCAGACACTACATCCTCTGCTATCCAACGCGTATAATTCCCTACACTATCCAATACTTGGTTTTCAAATGTCTCTTCCGGCACACTATTGTAATCAAAGGAAAGCCCGCAATGAGGACACGTCACAATATCCTGCCCGGATAATGCCTTTTCTACCAAACTTAAATTCATGTCTAATTCTTTTAATTTATCATCGGAATAACGCATCGTAAGAGCTTTTTTAAGGAACCCTATATGCTCCTGAATTGTCTGCTTGTCTGCGTTCTTAATATCAATAAGAAAGGTTTGCGGATTGGCTCCCCATGATGATAAGGTTGAATATTCCCACAAAGACCACTCTTTTACAATTCTTTTATCTTTATCGTCTCTCTTTATAGCCTTTACCCCGATAGAGTGTTCAAGGGTCTTTCCGTATTCTGCGTAAAGTTTGTAGTCCTCCAGCACATCTCGTCCTATCTGTTTTTTTAAATTGATAGCACCTGTCATAACAAGGTTTCCGTCAATCTCTTTACCCTCTATCGGACATCCGAGCAGAATGCCTCTGTCATGATTATACAGCCATTTAACCCTGCTGAAGTTTTCTTTCAACGTCTTATTGAAAGAACCTTTAGCCGATATGTCACCATCCGCATCCTGAATGCCTATTCCGTTTACAGCGACAGTTACAATGCCTTTCTCGTCAACATCGTTCGTCCTTGTCTTACATGTTATGTCTCTAAGCTGCTCCATTGCTATTTGATTTTGTGTTACCTGAAGAAATAATACCTTTGATTCGTTCCACTTCCTGATCGCTCATTTCCAATATGAGCTTATCGTATAAAGGGTTTGAAACCTTTGATTCACCTATCTGTGCCCGCCAATCATTAAGGGTTATTACCCCGCTAAGAAACTCGTTTTTACACTTTACCGAGATGATGTTTAAAGTCTCTTGTCTCTCTTTATTTCCTGATTGCAAGGCATCCACGTCTGAATAATCCACATCTAAGTACAAACCGCTGTTTTCAAGTCCTAAGAATCGGGTAAGGCTTCTTGCGAAAGATTTAGCCTCCGGGATAACGATGTTGTAGTAGACGCTTCTTTCCGCTGTTTGCTGATTGTTGAAAGTGCTATTGTCTTTTCTTGGCACAAGCTGCGCAGGTATAGAAAACGCACCGGCTATTGATATGGCATCCTGCAACGTCTCGTCAAACGGTTGCAATTCCTGAATACTCATAGATGTCCGGATAAAGTCCGTATCTGTATCTATTATTGCTACCGGATATTTATCTTCTCCTAATCCGTACACAGTATTGTATTCTTCGCGGATATTATTTTTCTCGTCAGGAGTTAGAGCGACTGTCCCGGTTTCATCTTTCTTTCTTGATACAATGATGCCGAGAGCGCCTCTCTTGGTGTATATAACATTCCTTGCTTCATACACAGATATAAGATTGGATATAGGCTTTATCTGTGATACAAGCCTGCTTTGTCCCTTGAGGTTACAGGTAAAGGTGTTTACATTAGGCTCCTTCACATGAAGAACAGTTTCCGGCGGCATATCATCCATAATACCGGAATAAGACAGTCTGTAATATTGGATTATATCAGATACACTTGCCGGAGAAAACAAGGGAGCATTGTTGTATGCTACAATATCAACGCTGCCGGATGGAAGGACCCAATAATCATCGCATCTCTTCCATAGCTCTTTTTGTGATTCTGAAAACACAGATGCTTTGATAAATGAGTTACCTGTCAGAAATTTATATAGAAAGTGAAGTGATACGAACTCATCAAATGATTGAAGTGCGTTTGGCTGTGTCAAGAACTTGTTTATGCTATCATTGTTGAATACGACTGAATCGTCCTTTGTTGATTTTAGCATAAAATTACCCTTGACAATCTTGTCTACCAAATATCTTACCGGGAAAAACACTTCCGGCACAGATTCGTATAGGGTTATGAAGTTATCGGAGGCTACATAAGGAGAGGCGATGTCATATAGCGTGTTGCGCACATATCCGTAGACATTCCCCTGTTTGTCGCTGATTAAATCCTTGGACTTGCCTCCAATAGATAAATGAAAATTCTTTGTCTCAAAAGATAAATTCATGCTTAAATAAAAAAGGCAACAACCATATACATGATTATCGCCTTTGGTCTTTTAGTTCAACAATGGGTAGTATGTTACTTAACATACCAAAGGCTATTATTTTATGCAAATATACTAACTAACATATTGAATAGCAAATAAAAAACGAACTATTTTTATTTAGACTAAGTAAAAATAACAATTTAAAAAAAATTCTTTCTTATATACTTGGACATGGCGGATATGATGTTAATAGCAGAGGCGCTGTCCTTACCGTTATAGTCCAAAAAGTCATTCATAAATAACAGATAATCAGCATTACTTTCATAACCGCCTGAAAACCTTACTTTCTTCCTGATAAAGTCTTTGTTAGCCTCTATTCTAAGCTTGTAATCGGATGAAGAAGATATTACCTTTATTTCCCTTAATCCCCTCAACTCCCTTACTGTATGGAAGAATGCTTTTTCGCACTCGAATATAACAAGACCCTTTGCGTTTTCAACACATCTGAATAACATATCGCTGTCATAGCAGCCATGATATACTACATATTCTATATCTATGTAATCATGTATAACGCACGACACAGCGGTCATCATTCCGAAATTATCAGGAATAACGTATAACAACTCGCTTCCGGCTGCATCCGCATTAAAGTACAACACATCATCTTCGGATTGAACACTTCTTTTCCTCTTGAGGGAGAATCTTGTATATTCATCTTTGAACACGTCTACAACAACGTATCTAAATGTGTCCGTACAATGTCCAAACTCCTCATAGCTTTGCCCGGTTTCCTTATTTTTAATCCTTTGCTTTAAAATAGCCCCGTTGGCATCTTTCTTCACGTTCTCATAGTCTCTTATTGACTTCTTACAAGAATCGTCTATACCTATATTTATTCCGTATAGATTACCGGACAATATGGCATTTATAAACTCACCCGACAAAGCGACTGAAGGATTAGAGGCGGGAACACAGTCATTAACTACAAACCTCTGTTCCAAGCACTCAATAAACTTATCCAAAAATGACCTCTTTTCGTCATCTATTGTATTACCGCTTCTTGTAGTGGCATCCCCATGAACAAATAACACATCTGCATACCCGATAGACGTAAGCCAGTCCCTTGTCATTGACGCTGCCTGAGTAACGGTATTATTAGGATCTTCCGCGCATATTTCGTGTATCTGCCTGAAATTGTTGTCGTTTTTTTGCCATAGCGTTACGGTAATATATGGAAGTACGTTATTATCAACCGATATATGAATGGGTATTTTAGAATCATACGGATAGTTCCCCCTATGTTTTCCTGCATCAAATGCGTACAGGTATTCTCCGCCAGTCCTTATGCTACCCCAGTCTCCGAGAGCGTAAATGCGGTAATAGTTATAATCTCTATTTTTATCCTTTTCAAAATCGGCAACCGCCTGCCTGTCATAAAAACCATAAGTGCCGTCAGGAGAACCGACAACCCAAAAATTATTAAGATAGGTAGACTTTAATATCAACGTGTCAGGCGCATGCACTTCCTCTTCTCCTGTACGTGGGTTGGTTATTATGCGGGGAGAGTTAATAAGTTTTTTGGTTATTGTAGTGTATTCCTTTGGCAATACATCTCCTGTCAATGTGTTTTTAATACCATACAGATAATTGTCGACCTCGTGCAAGTCCTCTTTGTCGAACACATTCTTCTTTATCCAGTGCTCCTCTGATATGGGGTTAAACATGGATATTATCTTTTGGCCCAAACGGCCTCTTAAACGTTTTTTTATCTGCTTGAAGTCAGCTTCGGCAAAATCACTCAACTCTTCGCATACGACAAACTGATAACTTTCAAGACCTTTTATCTTTTCGGGATCATCAAGACCGCTAAATGTGATATATGAGCCGTTGAAGCATTTAATAGCGTTTTCCCTATAATCAAATGCTTTTGAAACGCCGAGACTGTTAGCTGCTTCCTTAAATGCTTTATATATGCTGTCCGCTATGGTTGCACCAGTCTTCCTATAAACACGAGTATTATATCCGTCAGATAAGCAGAACAGTAATATAGCCTGTGCAACCGAAAAGGATTTGGACGAAGAAGAGCCACCGATCAAAAAGATAAACCGGATATCATCATCTTTTAATGATTTTTTTAAATGATGAAAGTTTGGATTGAATTTCCGATAATCAAATGTGATCTTTTCATTTTTACTCATCTCCTGTATCAACATCAAAAAGCATACTCTTCAAATCAATCTTCGTAGGCTCGTCAAATCCGAGCATCTTACATATACGTTCGATAGCCTTTATCTTATCATAAAGTTCTATCTTCACGTATTCAACATCCACAATTTCCGGAGCGTCACTTGTTCCGATATTTTTTTTCAATATCTTGGTGGATATACTTTTTATCGCTGATTTCTCTTTGGCAGACAGTTTATCAAATTCTTTGCGTTCTATCCAAGTATTGTGCATATCCGCAATAGTAGAGAATGCAATCCCGGATAATTCTTGCAGAATACGCTCTTTGGTTATATCTGACTTGTTTTTTTGCTCTTTCTGCAACTCCTTGACCCTCGCCGCAATATCGTCCTGATTTAACAATTGAAAAGCCTTGTTGTTAACAGTTTCCGCTTTCATTTTCCCACACGAATAGGCACGACGATAAGCATCGGAAGCATTACCGCTTTCAATGTAATAATTGCAGAAGTTTTCTTGTTTGATTGTAAGTCCTTTCATGTCTTTTCGTCAGTATGGGTACACATGCCACTTGACATGCTTTTGCAAAGATAATAAACAATATGTGATATTTACAATTTATTTAGTTAAAAATAATGTCTTTGTCTTATTGCGACTTACATGTTGTATAGCATAAAAAATAAAGTTTATTTCGCTTGCTTACTATCAAATTTGATAGTATATTTGCAATATCAAATAACAATAGAACCGGCGGCAACGGATAAGCGGCATAAAGTTATGATTACTATCAATCAAGTTGTTTTCAACAAAAAAGGTCAAAAAGGTACTATCACTCGTATTATCACCAAATCAACCGGCTATGTAGAAGTTTCTTATGAGGCTGGATTCTCAAAAAAAGAAATGGCATTCAACCTTACCGACGAAAATGGTGTTTCCTTGAAAAAATCACCCAAAAAGGCAGAATTGAAAGCTTTAACCCCACTTGAAGAAATTCAAAACAAAATGATGTGGATTAATGGATGCGCATCCGGTGACAGAAACTCTATGAGCTATCAGATTTCAGCAGAAATGCTTTCTAAGATTGAAATGAAAGCTAAAGAATCCGGAAATGACTTTATTGCTTCAATTTGTCAATCAGTTGATAAATATATGAAGTGTTCTGAAAAACAGGCTTATTGCCTTGCTAAGTTTGCAATCGGAAACGAAATTAAATTATAATATATAATGCTGCGCTATCGGCATGACGGGCAAATAATATGAATAGCTATAATATTTTTGACGAAGAACACAGCGATACTATATTGTACCATGCGATAGCTCGTGACGAAGACCAAGTAAGAGAATTGGCAGAAGAGGCAGGTATAGACATATCCGGTCTTACCATCGATCTTGAGAGAGTGAATGCGAAGAATGAATTAGGCAGACCATATCCTGCGAGAATAGAGGATGCAGTAATCAGATAACCATGAATGACAGAGAACGAATAGGTAAGCGAATAGCAGAGCTTCGCATGGCAAAGGGAATATCGCAAGCGCAATTATCCGAGTTAACCGGGATTGCTCCCGGAAACATAGCCCGTATAGAGCTTGGAAAATACAGTACGGGTATAGATATTCTTTCCAAAATTGCAAAGGCATTGGATTACAAAGTTGACTTCGTGAAAGAATAGGCAGGCAATTGGCTTGCTTATTTTTTATTTACGTAATCTATTACCTTCCGATTAGCTTCATCCACCTTCTTATTATCAAATCGTATGTATATATCCGTTGTAGTGCTATTTGCCCAACTGTGCCCAAGAGCATGCGCTATTACCTCTTTGGGAATGTCGAGCTCAGATGCTATTGTGGCCCAAGTATGACGCGTCCAATAAGAGGATAAATCAGGAAACAGAGGAGTTCTTATCTTTTTCCCGCCTAATCCTTTTCGTTCAAGTTTCCCGATCTGCTTTAGTCCTATCCCCATTCGATGCAGGAAGTCCTTGTAATTCCTGTATTCATCCATTATATTGAGAAGATAGCTTTTCCCTTTATATTTTTCTATTATATCCATAGCCTCCGGTTCTACTTTTACGCTGTATAATTTCCCCGTTTTAGCCCTTTTGTATTCAAAGCGACCATTTACCAATGCGGAATGTTTTGCGTTAAACAAATCGGCTGCATTTACCCCTATAAGGTAAAACATAAGCATAAATATATCTCTATATCTTATCTGATACTCCTCACATGGGTAATCTCTTAATAATCTAAGCTGTTCTACTGTGAGGCTGCGTTTCCGGGTTTCCTCTTTTTTTATTGAAAATCTTCTGAATGGATACAATGTCGTGTACTCTTCATCAATGGCATAGTTGAATACGGTGCGTATGTTCCGTAAATGAATAGCGTAGGCGTTAACTTTCATCGTCTTTGCCATCCACGCTTCAAAATTTTCAAGCCACGATTTATCCATGCTTTCAAATGTACAGCGGCTATCGTATTCTTTAATCTTGTTCCTTGTGGTTGTATATACGGTCTTGGTACCTTGATTATTCTTTTTCGATATAAATTCATCAAGATAGTACAAGAATGTCTTTTCATTTTGGGTCTTATTGCTTATGGCTTCTTCTATCATTTTTTTTAATGATGCATCCGTTGTTGATTTCAGCTTACCCTGTTGCTCCAACGTTAATATTACAGTTTCCGCCTTGTTTATTATCCCGCGAGCGACAATGTTTCTTGGTTTATAATTTTGTGCCCGCATGGAATACTCATTTCCAGCCCACTCTTTATCCGATGCGCTTAATTGTGTAGCTATCATTATTTGTTTATTATGGAACACGTTCAACTTTAGAGGGTAAGTCCCATCTTTTTTTTGCCTTCTTTTATCAAGGTAGAATTTAACTGTTGCCATATATCTATTTCTTTTTGTTTATGCAAATCAAAAAATTTGCATAGAATTTGCATACAAAGATAGGACTAAAAGGGTCTAAAAGGGCCTAAAAGGGGTATGTTATGCAGCATATATAAAGAAATCAGGCAGTCACTTTATTTGTAACTGCCTGATTTTCAGAAGAGCGGAAGACGGGGCTCAAACCCGCGACCCTCAGCTTGGAAGGCTAAATTTCACACAACATAACTATCTAAAAAACAATAAATTA